GAGACCAGATAATATACTTAATAACTGGCGAGTAACTAAAACTTGTCTAAGGTTGGGTGGAAGAATAGTAGGTAAGTGTATGATGGGTTCAACATCAAACGCTTTAGATAAGGGTGGTGATAACTTCAAGAAACTGTATGGAGACTCAGATGTTACAAAGCGAAATAGAAATGGACAGACAAAGTCTGGTTTATATTCTTTGTTTGTACCAATGGAATGGAATTATGAAGGATTTATTGACGAGCACGGAGTTCCAGTTTTTGATACACCAAGTGATGACAGGCGAGGACCTCATGGTGAACTAATAGATATAGGCGTCGTAGATTATTGGGAGAATGAAGTAGATGGATTGAAAGGTGATCAAGATGCTTTAAACGAATTTTATCGTCAATTCCCTAGAACAGAGGAGCACGCGTTTAGAGATGAAACAAAGAATAGTCTATTTAACCTAGTAAAGATATACGAGCAGATAGATTATAACGAAGGAAATAGAAACTCATCTGTATTAACTACTGGTAACTTTCAGTGGATCAATGGAGTTAAAGACACACAAGTAGTTTTTAATCCAGATCCTAACGGTAGGTTTAAAATTAGCTGGGTACCAAGTAAAAAACTACAAAATAATGTTATATTAAAGAATGGAATTAAACACCCTGGAAACGAACACATTGGCTCGTTTGGTTGTGATAGCTACGACATTAGCGGTACTGTGGATGGTAAAGGTTCTAAAGGAGCGTTACATGGATTAACTAAGTTTAGCATGGAAGATGCTCCAGCTAATACATTCTTTTTAGAATATATAGCTAGACCTCAAACCGCTGAGACATTTTTTGAAGATGTTCTAATGGCATTAGTATTTTATGGCATGCCAATATTAGCAGAGAATAACAAACCAAGATTATTATACTATCTAAGAAGAAGAGGTTATAGAGGGTTTAGTATGAACAGACCTGATAAAGTTTGGAACAAGTTGTCTGTAGCTGAAAGAGAAGTGGGTGGTATCCCAAACTCTAGTGAAGACATAAAGCAAGCTCATGCAGCTGCAATTGAAATGTATATCAACGACCATGTTGGTTTACTTGAAGACGGTACTTATGGTACTATGTATTTCAACGATACATTAAATGACTGGAGTAGGTTTGATATAACAAAGAGAACAAAGCATGATGCTTCTATTAGTACTGGATTAGCTATCATGGCTTGCAATAGACATCTATATAGACCAAATCCAGAATATAAAAAAGAACCAGTTAACCTCACTATATCCAAGTACAAGAATACCGGGTTTAATTCAACAATAATTAAAAACTAAATTATGGCAGAGTCTGCGATAACTAATTTCCCGTCACAAGCGGTTAGCGATTTAGAAAAGATGACCCAAGAATATGGGTTGAAGGTTGGTAGAGCTATTGAGCACGAGTGGTTCAACGATGCTAACAGTAAGTATCTAAACACTAAAAACAACTTTCATAAGTTAAGGCTTTACGCACGTGGTGAGCAACCTGTACAGAAATATAAAAATGAATTATCTATAAATGGTGACTTAAGTTACTTAAACCTAGATTGGAAACCAGTACCTATTGTACCTAAGTTTGTAGATATAGTAGTTAATGGTATGTCTCAAAGAGCTTACGAGGTTAAAGCTTACTCTCAAGATTCTTATGGAGTAAGTAAGAGAACCGAGTATATGGAATCAATGCTTAAAGATATTCAAGCCAAAGAATATAACGATATGGTTCAAGCTGGATTCGGTATGAATATGTATGAGAATGATACGGAAACTTTACCAGATACGGAAGAAGAGCTAAAACTGCATATGCAGTTAGATTACAAGCAAGCTGTTGAGTTAGCAGAAGAACAAGCTATAAACGTACTAATGGAAGGTAGTAAGTTTGATCTTACTAAACGTAGAGCTTTGTATGATCTAACTACTATAGGTATTGGCGCTGTGAAAACCACATTTGACTGGAGTGATGGTGCTAAAGTAGAGTATGTAGATCCAGCTAATTTAGTTTACTCTTACACAGAATCCCCTTACTTTGAAGATGTATATTATGTAGGCGAAGTAAAAGAAGTTCCAATAAACGAATTAGTAAAACAGTTCCCCGAGTTAACGGAGGAGGATGTTAAAGATATAGTTGAAGGACCTAGAAGTTCTTTAAAAAGTTACAACAACAATGTTAATAGGGATAGGAACAAGGTTGATGTTCTTTATTTTAATTATAAAACCCATAAGAACAACACTTACAAGTTGAAGGAAATGGGGACTGGTGCTGAGAAGGTTATAGAGAAAGATGACACTTTTAATCCTCCAGCAGATATGGAAGGGAACTTTGCTAAGTTAGAAAGAGTGATGGAGTGTTTGTATGAAGGTGTTTTAATCCTTGGTACTGATAAACTCTTAAAGTGGGAAGTTGCTAAGAATATGATGCGAAGTAAATCTAACTTCGACAAGGTTAAGATGAACTATAGTATCGTAGCACCTAGAATGTATAATGGTAAAATAGAATCTATAGTTAGTAGAATAACCGGGTTTGCTGATATGATACAGTTGACTCATTTGAAGTTACAACAAGTCATGGCTCGAATGGTTCCAGACGGTGTTTACTTAGATGCGGATGGTTTAGCGGAAATTGATTTAGGTAACGGAACTAATTACTCCCCACAGGAAGCTTTAAACATGTTCTTCCAAACTGGTAGTGTTATAGGTAGATCATTTACTTCTGAAGGTGATATGAATCCTGGTAAAGTACCTATTCAACAGATACAAAATGGATCTGGTGGAAATAAGATGCAAGCATTAATACAGACATACAACTACTATCTACAAATGATTAGAGATGTCACTGGACTTAACGAAGCTAGAGACGCTTCAACTCCAGATAAGAATGCTTTAGTCGGTATACAAAAACTAGCAGCTGCAAATTCTAACACAGCAACTAGACATATATTACAATCCATGTTATTATTAACAGCGGAATCGGCTGAGGCTTTGTCTTTAAGAATATCAGACATTATAGAGTATTCACCAACAAGAGAAGCTTTTATTCAATCTATAGGAGCTCACAATGTTGCTACTTTAGAAGAGATAAAAGAATTACATTTATATGACTTTGGTGTATTCATAGAGTTAATGCCGGATGATGAAGAAAAACAAATCCTTGAAAACAATATACAACAAGCTTTAGCTCAAAAACTTATAGATTTAGACGATGCAATTGATCTTAGAGATGTTAGAAATGTTAAGTTGGCTAATCAGTTACTTAAGATTAAAAGAAGAAAGAAACTTGAGAGAGATCAGAAGATGCAGCAAGAAAATATACAAGCTCAATCACAGGCTAATGCTCAAGCTCAACAAGCTGCCGCTCAAGCTGAGACGCAAAAAGAACAAGCTAAAGCTCAAATCCAAGCACAATTAGAACAACAAAAGAATCAACTTAAAGTAGAGTTTTTACGACAAGAAGCTTTAGTTAAGAAAGATTTAATGGATCACGAGTTCCAAATAAATATGAGACTTCGTAGTATGGAAAATGAGATCATAGATAAAAGAGACAGTAATAGAGAGGATAGAAAAGATCAACGTATAGATAAACAAGCACAAAACCAACAAGCAATAAAAAAGGGTGAATCACTTAAAAAGTTTGAATCATCAGGTAATGATATAGTTGGAGGTGGACTTGGATTAGATAAGTTTTAACCAACACAGTTTTTAATTTTATAATATTTTATTATGGCAGAAGAAGTAAAAGATGCAGTTGAAGAGACTGTAGAGCAACCCGTTGTAGAACAACAAGTTGACGAATCAAAATTTGAAAGTGCTGGAGATGATAGCATTATTAAAGTAGACTTAAGTAAACCCCCAACCCAAGAAACTAATGAAACTACAGAAACAGAAGCTAACACAGCAGGAGTGGTGGGAAGCGATGAAAACGCCGACACCACAGAAGAACAAGAAGAAGTACAACCGCAAGGAGAAGTACAAGAAACAGAAACACCAGTACTAGAAGAAGTAACTGAGGAAGAGGTTGAAGCTGTAGAAGAGCAAGTTGAAGAAGCTATAGCAGAAGCGGAAGTTACTGGGAAACCTTTACCGGAGAATATTCAGAAGTTAATTGACTTCATGGATGATACTGGTGGAGATATAAATGACTACGTAAGTTTAAATAGAGATCTAACTAAGTTGGACGACTCTGAGATACTCGATGAGTATTATAGAAAAACTAAATCTCATTTATCAGCATCAGAAAGAAACTTTTTGTTAGAAGACAAATATGGTTTCGATGAGGATGTAGATGATGAGCGTACAATAAAATCAAAGAAAATCGCTTTAAAAGAGCAAGTTGCCGAAGCGAAAACCTACTTAGACGGGCAAAAGTCTAAATATTACGAAGAGATTAAAGCTGGAAGTAAACTCACAGGTGAGCAACAGAAGGCAGTTGATTTCTTTAATAGATATAATAAGGAATCTGAAGAGACTCAGAAACTAACAGAATCTAACAAACAAGTTTTTCAAAGTAAGACCAACAATCTATTCAATGACAAGTTCAAAGGTTTTGACTATA